CATATTTGTTTATTAGTATCAAATCACCAATTTTTCTTTCATTCCTTTTTAAATACTCAATAGATTGAACAAATAAATCAGTATTTCCATTTTCTAATTTTAACACAATAGTTCCTGTCTGCTCAAATCCTTCATATAATTCTTTTTGTAGGGTGTTTATCTTTTTTGATTTTAGATACTTAAAATCGGCTATGGTTAGTTTTTCTTTGAACTCCACAATAGCATCAGCACTGCTAATCTTATCATACTCAGGTAATAGAGCTACTGATTTGCCTTTCTCGTTAAGTGCTTTTGCCATTGCTAAGGTGTTATTTAGACTTTCTCCTTTACCTCTATGTAGGTCAAAGATAACAGTCTTAGCCCCGTTTGTTTCGTTCTGAAATACGAGTTTCGCCCTGTTATCGTCTATGATCTCCTGTAATAGTTTTTGCTTATCGGCATTGTGTTTTATCTTCTTCAAATGCTCAACAATCATAGGTGAAAAAGGTTCAAAGGCTACATAAGTACTTTTTCGGTAAGGCTTTGATACTTCTAATAACTTCTGTAATATATCCTTATCATTTCTGTTAGCCTCAATAAAATAAGGCTTTGTTTTCCAATTCTTGAACCTATCTTTGTTATCAGTTACCCACTGCTTATAATTACTTGGCACATCACCTATGTAATTAGTGGAGCTTTCAGGAGGTAGTGTTTCATCGGCTTTGAGTTCTTTGATAAGTTCTTCGTCAGTCTTAAGAATAGTAACAATATGACACTTACAGCCTACGTGCCAGCCGTGAAAGTGAAAGGATTTCGGATATTTACCTTTGAGTTCATCACATACATCATATACTTTGTGCTGTGGGGATAGACGTACTTCAAATCCTACTACATCAGGGTTTTGCTGTATCCGTAACCAATCAGCGGACTTATAGGCTACATTAATCTCGTTACTTGCAAGGCGCAAAGCGTTTTTATAGGCACTTCGGTACACTCCTTGCCCAGGATGATAGTTTTGGGCGTTCTTACTTAGCGTAAGATTGCCGTATTTGTCCCTTACTCTGCGAAATAATGCAGTGGGGTTGTTCAATAGGTTGCGTACTTCACGGCTTAGTTGGACAGCGCTTTTGCCCTCCTCTAAGGAAACAGATAAGGCAAGCTCTATTTCAGTTTGGGCTTTTTTAGCGATGTCCCATACACGATTGGAGACCGTGAAATCTTTAATCTTACGTTTCTTAAAGGTCTCAAGAGCTTCTAAGTTCTGATACTTGGTTAGTCCTTCTCTTAGTAGGTGGTCTTGTTTGAGGTTGGCAAATGCCCATTCTTTGGTGATACCTTGCTTTATGATTTGGTCTAATTGGTTGCTGAATTTTTCTAACTCCTTATCAAATACTTTTCCTTTCTTAGTAGCCACAAAGGTAAAAAGGGACTTTGTAACAAACTCTTTGAAGTCAGTTTTAAGAGCCAATGACACAGAAAAACCTACCCACTGATAGAATAAGCGTTCTATCTGTTGTAGGTAAGCGAGTAGGTGCTTTCTATGTTCGTTATCGTAATTCATTAGATACTTGCTTCATTGAGGCTGCTATTCTCCTCGTCTTTGATTTGCTGTAATTGGGCTTCAGGGTCTGTAATGCCAAATCGTTGCATGGCTTCTCGTTGAGAGAGTAGCGGTTTTCCTCCATTGGCTTCCATAAGGGTACGTATCATCTCGGTATCATCGTCAATATCAAATGGGGTGATAATAGGGGTGATGTCTATGGTTTTGAGTTCTTTCTCAAAGGGGATATACATCTTAGAGAGGAAAGCCAAAATGATATTGATACGCCTTTGTAGAGCAGGGATAAATATAGCCTCGTTATCTTTTACCTTGAGATGAGCAGGTAGCCATGCGAGTTTGCGCCCTACTCCTGAGAGCATATTACCTTTGCCTGCATAGAACTCATCGGAAAGGTCAGGTGTGTCGGTGAGTTCGTGTATATCACGGCGGTTCATTTTCATTTCTTTGTCGAAATTTTCATTGGCATTGGGTGGTACTACGAATTGCACATTACCTCCATCTTTTACCTCGAATACTTTACCACCAGTGTTATTGGTAGCTGTTTTACCCTCAACACGCCCTGCTATCATTAGGATAGGCTCTCCGAACTTCTTATTACTTTCAGAAAAATAAGTACGCTGTTCTTCGGCAATTTCAATGAGGTGTTGTACGGTGTTCCATTCGGTCTCATCTTGCTGGTATAGTACTATGGGTATTTTCCCTATGATGTTAGGTTTTACTTCGGTAGTGGTTACCCCGTTTTCAGTAGTGAAAGTGTATATAAATTCAGCGGTGAAGGCTTGGAATACAATTTTGCCCTCTTTGGTGGTACTTTCAACGGCAAAAGATATAAGGTTGTTATTATCGTCAAAGCGTGGATATAGCTTGTATTTTTCAGGTGATAGTACCTTGTGTCGCAATAGAAATTTAGAAGGTACACCGTATTGCTCGTTTTCCTTCTCTTCTGGATACCACAACTCAGCTACTTGAGTGTAACGCTTTACCTCTGTACATATTTTGCTGTCTGAAAAACTCATTTTGTTTAACTTTATAACTGACTGAAAGGCAGTAAAAAGAGGGCTATCCTCTGCGGTATATTTGTAAGGGATAGCTGTTTGAAACATAGTAGCGATTCTAACGATACGCTTTTGGTAGGGTAGGGCTACACGATTAAGGGAACGAATACGTTTTTCAAATCGTGGTTTGTTCTGACTATCTAAAAGAGGATTACCCGCTTCGTCAGTGAGTGGTATCATTATTTCAGGGTCAGGGTAGCGGTGCTTATTTATGAGTATTTCGTGCTTTTTTACATCATACTGACGCTGATAAGTAGAAATATCTATTAATGTTACTCCTTGTTTGAATTCTTCTTGTGTCATTCTCTGTTTGTCCATAGTATAAGTTATTATAAAATAATTGCCTGCAGGTGCTACCTGCTAAATCATTGAGGCGAGTTGGTATAGGTTGTTATTGGTACCACTTAGCAGCTTCATTGTAATGTAACGAATAGCATCTATAGCGTGGTTGTGGTTATCTATGGGTATACCTGCTTTTTTGTCATTCCAAGCGTAATTCTTTAGCTCCTTCATCACGTTGAAACTCTCAGGGGTTACTACTAACTTATAATTAAGCATAGTGGTTATACCTGCCGAGACGCTTCCTGCTCCTTTCTCGCAAGGCTCTATATTTAGCCCTTTGTCTCTTAGGTCTGCAATCAGGCGAGGCTCGGCACTATCAGCGACGATAAGGTCGTCAGGGTGATCTATCAAAGTACTATTGAGCTGATAAAGCCCGTCAGAGGATAATTGCTTGTTGTTATAGTACTTTTCATCTATGTAGATGATTTTGCTACGATTGTCCACGGCTACTTTAATGAGTGTATCAGGGTCAATAGAAAAGCCGTAATCTTGTCCGTACCCATAAGGGAGTGAAGTGTCAAATGCTCCAGTCTCCCAGTTGGTGAATATTACCCCTTCGGATACATCAGCCCAGCGACCTATAATCTTTTGTGCGTATTCACTTTTGTTAAACAAGGCTTGAGAGAAATTGCCGAGCTCATCAGTTGCTTGTGCGATGCTATCCTCTTTAAGGCGCTTGATTTGTTGTAAAAAAATATCGTTTAGGTATTCGATATTATCTAAGTAGGTAGTATGAATATGCAACACATCAGGATGAGTGGATATTTGCACTTCTACTCCGTCAATATTTACTATTTTATGCGTTTTTTCAATGTACTTCTTATAAATGAAATGCTCAGCATTAGAAGGGTTCATAATGAGGATAACCCTCAATTGCATGTCTTTTTGACGAATAGAGTACAAGAGCTTTTTGTAAGATTCCTCATCTACCCATTCCTCCATCTCATCACCTACGAAAGTAGTAATACCATGTAATGATTTGAGGTTAGCGGTTTGGTTTCCTGATGATGTCTTAATCCCTTTGAATAGAATCTCAGAACCTGAAAAGGTGTTTTTGATAGCCGTTTTCGTTACACTGAAATAGGCTTGTGTCCCCTCTGCTTGTATCTTTTCTTCAAACTCAGGAATAATAGAGTTATGAGCTGATACCATAGTGTAACGGCTAAAAAGGATTTTATGCCCTGCTTCAAAAGATAATCGTTCAAGGAAGGTTGAGGCGTTGTACGATTTACCAGAGCCTCGCCCTCCAGTGATTATAATGATAAACTTATCCTTATTCAAGTACAAAGGATCATATACAGGTTGGGTCTTAATCATTGTTCTTGTTATTGTTCTTTAGCCATTGGGCAATGTCGATGCTGCCTTGTACAGACACTTCCTCTTTTATGCCGTCGTCTGTTTTGAAGGTCTGCATAATAGTAGGAATAAGAGACAATCTATTAGCCATGGGTACTTTCACCTTTTTGAATTTGCCGTCAATGATGTTTCCGTCTTCATCTGTCTCAGGCTCCTGCATTACTCCGTATATAAGTGCATTGACACTCATATTGGCAACAGTCTGAAAAGTGCGGGAACGATAGGCTTTTTGTATTTCATACAATTCAGGGTTTTGGCGTATTCTTCTGTAAATGTAGGAATAGTCAGCTCCTAACATTTCAGCAGCTTTTACGGGTTGCCCTGATGTTTCGATGAGTGCTTTTTTTATCATTTCATCGGTTATTTCTTGCTTTCTACCTACTTTCTTTTTCATATTGTTAATATTGTTATATTTCTAACTATTTTCTATGATTTGTTGAACGATTTCACCTTTGATATACTTATCATCAGGGCGTACAGAATAGATTATTTTTGATTCCTCTATTTTGTTTTTCAATACTTCCATAAAATAAAGCTTACTTTCGTAATCGTAAAACGAAAGGGTTATATATGGATCTCCTGTTACCTCCTCACTTAGGTTGTCTTTGGTAGCTTGTTTAGCCTGCTTGACCGCTTCCTTGCGTGCGAGGCGTTCTTCTTCTGTGATTTGCTCAAGGTTGCGAAAGTCGTCTTTTACAGCTTGGTTATAGTCAGCTACATCAAAGACGGGAACATCGGCAATGAGTACATTTATATCAGCTTCATCAAGTCCTGCGAGGTCATAATCTATTTCAGGGATTAATGCAGCTAATAAGTCATTGTCAAACTCTCCTTGTGCAGTGGTAGAGTTGAAGAATATATTTTGCTCTTTCTCCTCCTTGTCTGATAGTTGTAGGACTTCCACACGTATAGGATAGTCATTTTCATGAGTATCTGGATTGTACTTTTCTATTTCGTCTATAATAGAAAGTCGTTGGTGTCCTGATACGAGGTTACCAGTGGTTTTGTTCCATACAATTCCTCCTGCCAATCCGATACGTTTAAGGTTCGCTTTTAGTTTCTTCTTTGCGGTGTCTGATAAGCGACGATGGTTATAGGATGCGAAATTGATTTGGCTTCTTTGTATGGTGATTGATTGTGCTTGCTTAACTTTCATGGTCTCTATAGGTTTCATATTCAAATACTATGCGTTCGGCTTGAGGGAACTCTTTTATTACCTTTTGATAGTCGGCAGGGTGAAAGGTTTTACAATAGAGTAGAAAAGGTAAATTACCTACATTGGTACCTTGACTTTGCCCCTTTCCGTACTTTATGGGCGGTATTAGCTTCTTGAGTTTGATGTATTTTTCTACATCAGGATTCTTGTACTTTGATAGTGGATATAGGTTGTGGGTACTATCGGCAAACATTTCATCTCTGTAGGTACGCAACATAAGGCGACGATTGAGACTGTCTGATTGCTTGAATCCAAATATTGCCCACTGTATGCCTGTATTCTTTTTAACCATCTCTGTAATGTTAGAGAGCTGATATACCCGCTGAGTAGGGTCTTTATGGCAACCGAGTACGCCGTCTCTACGATATTGAGAAAGGGCGTAATGTGGTACTTGTAGAAAGGTTATGTTTGGGTACTTATGCTTTGCATATATGATATATTTGTTGATGTGCTCAAGGTCTTTGACCATGTACATATATACACAAGTGATTTTTGAGAAATAAGGGTAACACAAGTCCAACAAGGCGATAGAGTCCTTTCCTGTGGCGGAGTGGAACAATATCACCTCGTCGGTTTGTGCAGAGAGTTCTTTTATGGACTGTAAGGCGTAGTACATAGTTAATAATAATTATACCCTTGAACGCCCTGAACGCCCTAAAGACCTTGCGTTTGATCTTCTGTGTGCACGCTGTGCCTCTCTTGCAGTCCAACCTGATGGACGATTTGCAATAGCCTTGTTCTCAGCTTTAACAGCCCTTGACACGGCGAATCTCTGTGTGATATTACCTCTTGGCATAATATATTGATTTATGAGTTACTAAATAAAAAAAGCACTGCAAACCTATTTAAAGATTTGCAGTGCTATGGTGTAAAATGAAAAGGGTTTATATATTCTCTCTGAAAATAACTTTGCCGAGAGCTATGGCTAAATAGGTATCGTCTGGGGCAAAACCTTCTTTTTCAGCTTCTTTAAGAATATATTGAGTTTTGGGGCTGTCAGGGTTTTCAATCTTTTCTTCTTTGTCAATGTTGTATTTCATCTCAACAAGAGCGCGTTTAGCGTGAGGAGGTTTGTCCATGCCGTTTTGGAATAGTATGTGAGTAATAGGTTTATCACTTACATACTCACCCTTACTATTAAAGTTAGCAACCTTTTTAAGCCAAAAATCAGAAAGTTCTCTAAACTCTACTGTCTTTTCACCACTTAGAATACGTTCAAGAGGTTCGCGAATAATATTAACATACATAATATTTTCGTCTTTAAGCCCCAATTCGTCAATGACCTTTTTCATTTCAGGGGAGTATTGTATTTTTTTTGCCATATTGATTTATATTATTGATTAATATTATTGATTAATAGTCTATTGATAATACAGCCCCTCGCAAATCTCTACTGCAAAGGTACGACAAGGCTTGCAATGGGCTGCTATGTTCGTTTGTATAAAGTTCGTATTTTTTTTGAATATTTTTTATTCTTTTGTTGTTGTCACAAAGGTACGAAAAATATTTTAGCCCCCTCAAAAACAAGGGGTATTTTTACGCTACAAGGTTGAATTTTTTAAAGCTGCGATATTCTTGCTTCTCTGTATCATAATACACCTGTATAGTATCATTAGCTTTGCGGTTAGTGGTTTGCTCTGTAGTTGGTACTATAGTAGGGCAAATCGTACCCCAAGCCTCTCTGATAGTGCCGTCTACTTTTAAAAAGTAAAAGCGCACGATTTGGCTTTTCATTTTTGCCTTGAGCTTGATATTTGCCCACGCTTTTTTTAAGCACTCTGAAAAGGTGTAACCTGTTTGCTTGAAGAATTGCCATGCAAGGCAAAAGACTGTTTTTTTATCTGTATTTTTCATTTTGAATTATTTTTTAAGAGT